GGGAACGCCGCAGGAAATGCCGGAAGGCGGCGCGGCGGCGGGCGAAGAGCTGCCGCCGGAGGTGCTGGCGGCGGTGGAAGCGCAGGCACAGCAGGACGCGATGCGCGCCGCGAGCGGGCAGGCGGAAGGCCTTTACACGCCGCAGTAAACAAGGCTAAAGGCGCGAGAGAGAACGCGCGTAGCACATAATTCCCCGTAAAGGGGACGCCGCATCCGTAAGGCAGCAGAGCTGCCAACGGCTGCGCAGCGCAGGGCAAGAGCGGGAAAATGCCGAATCCACGGGAAAGGAGGACGCAGGCATGAGCGAGAAGAGCGGTTACGTCGGCAAAATCAAGAACGGCGGCACGCAGGTCGTGAAAGCGCCGAACCAGCAGACCGACGCGAAGAAGGGCACCGTTCACACGGGCGGCGACCTTCGCACGGGCAAGAAGTAAGCAAAGCGGAAACGCTTTACAGCGCAGCGATATGAAGCTGCAAATCGCAGGGCAAGAGCGGGAAAATGCCGGAAAGGAAAAGAGAAATGGAATTCACCGAACAGCAGGTCTATGAAGCGATGGGCATGAGCGCGCCGGAAGAGCCGACACAGCAGCCCGCAGGCGGAAACGAGCCGGGCATCGCCGATCCGGCCGCGGAAGAGACCCACGGCACGCCGGAAGGCGGCACAGACGGCGGCACGGGCGGCGCGAATGCAGCGGGGGCGAACCCCGAAGGAAATGGCGCGCGAGAACCGGACGCCGAACCGGGCAAGCCGGAAGGCGCAGAGAGCGGCGCTGGGGCGGGCGAGCCGGGCGGCAAGCACGAGCAGACGCCGGACGAGCGCCGCGCCCACGCGGCGGCAAGGCGAAGAGCCGAGCAGCAGGCAGCAGTGGACGAGGCGCTGAAAAAGCAGAGCGAAAAAACGAGCGCGGAGTGGAAAGCCTTTTTCGAGAAGGCGGGGCTCAAGAACACGATGACCGGCGAGCCGATCACGAGCAAGGAAGGCTTTGACGCGTGGCAGAAGGAATACGCACAGCGAAAGCTCGAGAGCGACCTTGCCGCCGGAAAGCTGACGCAGGAATCGCTGAACGCAGCCATCAGCGAGAACCCGCTCGTCAAGCAGGCGGCGGAGATCGTGGCGGCGCGCGAGCGCGAGCAGGCGGAGGCCGAAGAGGCGCGCATGCAGCGCGAGATCGACAGCCAGATCGCGAAGATCCACGCACTCGAGCCGGAGATCAACGGCGTGGAGGATCTCTTGAAGATCCCGGAGAGCGAGGACTTCTATGCGCGCGTGAAGAGCGGCGCGTCGTTCTTAGACGCCTACCTTCTCGCGACGCGAGAGCGGCGGGAAAGGGCGCTGGCCGAGGCCGCAAAGGTGCAGGCGGCGAGCAATGCCCGCGGCAAGGATCACCTGACGGGTTCGGCGGCTTCCAGAGGCGCGGGCGGAAGAACGGTATCGAGCGACGAGATCGCGCAGTTCCGTGTTTTCAACCCCACGGCGACGGAGGCGGAGATCCGCGCTTGGATCGAAAAGCACCAATAAAAAACGAAGGAGGAACAACATGTTTATTCCCATCAAGACGAACGACGGGGCGATGACCCCGTTTGAGTACATGGAGGCGGCTGCCGGCACGTATCAGGTCGGCCAGCTGCTGAACGTGACGGGCGGCAAGCTCGCCGCCATCGCTGCCGATCAGGCGACCACGCCGCCCTACGTGTGCATGCAGAGCGGCACCGTAAAGGCGGGCGAACAGCTCGCGGTGGCGCGCGTGGGCGAGAAGTACATCTTCGAGACCGAGCTTGCGACGGCCGCGACAGCCGTGACGGTCGGCACCAAGATCCAGGTAGCGAGCGGCGGCCTCAAGGCGAAGTACGTCACGGGCACGCCGGACGCAGCGGTGCCCGGCACGTTCGAGGTCGTGAGCCTCGACGGTACGGCGGCAGGCAGCAAAGTGCGCGGCCGCTTTGTGTAAGAGAAAAGGGAGAAAGGAGACACAAGTAAATGAACATCATTTTTTCGGAAAGCAGCGGCCTGAACGACAGCATCTATGGCAAGTGTCAGGCACCGATCCGCATGTTCCTTGAGAAAAGAGGCGAGGAATTCGAGCAGAACAGCGTGCTCAAGAATCTGTTCTTCATGGGCAAGAGCGGCAACTACGCCGACATGATGACCACCATGACGGCAATGAGCGGCTTTGAGCCGGTGGGCGAGAACGGCGCGTACCCTCTGGACGGCATGCAGGAGGGCTACCAGAAGCTCTTAAAGTACCAGACGTGGAAGGACTCGTTCAGCGTCTCGAAGGAGATGATGGAGGACGGCAAGCTGATGGACATGCGCAAGCAGCCCGCCGCCTTTATGACCTCTTACAACCGCACGCGCGAGCTTTTCGGCGCGGCCCTGTACGGCGCGGCGATGAACGGCGCGGGCAGCGTGACCTTCAAGGGCGTCAAGTTCGACCTGACGGGTGCGGACGGCAGCAACCTGTTTGCAAAGGAGCACGCGCCGAAGGTGAGCGGCGACAAGCAGTGCAACTGCTTCAAGGACGCATTCAGCGTGGACGCGCTCGGCAAGCTCGAGACCGCGATGCACCTCTTCCGCGGCGACAACGACGAGATTCTCGACGTGGCGCCGGACACGATCCTAATCCCGGAGATCGCGACGCTCAAGAAGGACGTCTTTGCCGCCATCGGCGCGGACAAGGATCCCGTGAGCGCGAACAACGCCTTCAACTACCAGTATGGCCGCTGGAACGTCATCGTCTGGCCGTATCTCAACCAGTTCGTGACGAAGGGCACGAGCCCGTGGGTGCTGCTGGACAGCAAGTATAACGAGACCTACGGCGGCGCGGTATGGAACGACCGCGTGCAGCTCGAGGTGCGCTCGACCATCGACGAGAACACCGACGCGAACGTGTGGCGCGGCCGCAGCCGCTTCAACGCCGCCTTCAACGACTGGCGCTTTGCCGCCATCGGCGGCGTGGCAGCCGGCAACGCACTCTAAGAAGCATACCCCCCAGGGCGGGCGTGGGAAATGTCCCGCGCCCGCCCTTATCATTCCGAAAGAAGGGAGAGAGGAACGTGACACCGAGAAAGGTGATCCAGCGCGTGGACGAGGCGAAGCCGAACGCCTTCCCCGAGGAAGCAAAGTTCGAGTGGCTTATGGCGCTTGAGGGCAGGATCGCGGCGGACGTGCTGCTGGCGACGCCGGAGGAGCTGGCGGTCATCATGGGCAGGACGTTTGCAGACGGCATGGACGAGGAGCTGCTCGTGAAAGCGCCGCACGACGAGCTCTATGCGCTGTATCTGAAAGCATACATCGACAAGGAGAACGGCGAATACAACCGCTACGCGGATTCAAGCCAGCTCTACAACGAGGCCTACGGCAACTTCGTGCGCTACTGGGGCAGGACATACGAGCCGGCGCAGGGCTATGAAAGGGGGTACGAGATCCGATGAGAACGATCGAGGTGAAGGAGCTCGCCTATCTGCCGCTGGGCAGGCAGGGAGAGAACAAAGCACAGAGGATCGTCTGGCCGGGGATCGCGGATTCGTGGGCGCGGCTGTACGGCGCGGGCGTATTCGCGCTGACGGTGAAGCGGCAGGGCGACGCCATGCCGTACCCCGCGAGCATCACGAGCGAGAACGGCGACGTTGTATGGGTGCTCGGCAGCGCTGACACCGCGCGAGCGGGCGAGGGACTGGCCGAGCTCACTTACACGGTGGACGGTGTGATTGCCAAGAGCAGAACGTGGCGGACGGCGACGGAGCCGTCGCTGAGCGCGGACGGGACGACCGAACCGCCGCCGGCGTATCAAAGCTGGGTGGACGAGGTGCTTAAGGCCGGGGCGAGCGCGGAGACGGCGGTCTCCAAGATGCCCTACGTGGACAGCGCGACGGGACACTGGTTCAAGTGGGACGCAGCACAGAACGCCTTTACCGACACGGGCGTTGCCGCGACCGGCCCGAAGGGCGACACCGGCCCCAAGGGAGACAAGGGCGAGAAGGGCGAGCGCGGCCCGCAGGGTGAGCGCGGCCCCGTCGGCGCAACCGGCGCGACCGGTGCACGCGGCGAGACCGGCCCAAAGGGCGAGACCGGTGCAGTTGGCCCCCGAGGGGAGCAGGGCGAAAAGGGTGAGAAGGGAAATCCTTTCACCTATTCGGACTTCACGCCTGCGCAGCTTGAAGGATTGCGGGGCGAACAAGGCCCCGCAGGCCCCAAGGGGGAGACCGGCGCAACGGGTGCAACCGGCGCACGCGGCGAGAAGGGCGACACCGGCGAGACCGGCCCCATCGGCCCGCAAGGCCCGCGCGGCGAGCAGGGCATTCAAGGCGAGCAGGGCCCGCGCGGTGAGACCGGCAAGGGCCTCACGGTGCTGAGCTACTACGCGAGCAAGGCCGAGCTGGACGCGGCGCAGAAAGCGACGGCGCAGCCCGGCGACGCTTACGGTGTGGGCACGGCGGAGCCCTACGACATTTATATTTTCGACGGCAGCAGCGGCGAATTCGTCAACAACGGCCCCTTGCAGGGCGCGAAGGGTGAGACCGGCGAGCGCGGCCCGCAGGGCATTCAGGGACCGAAGGGAGACCCCGGCAAAGACGGCGCAAAGGGCGCGGACGGCCTGCCCGGGAAAGACGGCGCAGACGGTGCGCCTGGTAAGGACGGGACAAACGGACGCGACGGCGTGACGTTTACGCCCGCGATGAGCGCGGCGGGCGACCTCTCGTGGACGAATGACGGCGGGCTTGCGAATCCTGAGACCGTGAATCTCAAAGGCCCGAAGGGCGACACGGGCGCGAAAGGCGAACCCGGCGCAAAGGGCGATCCCGGCGAGAAGGGCGCGGACGGCCTGCCCGGCAAGGACGGCGCAAAGGGCGCGGACGGCGCTCCCGGCAAGGACGGCGCGGACGGCAAGACGCCCGTCAAAGGCGTGGACTACTTCACGCCTGCGGAGGTGGAGCAGGTAGCGCAGGAAGCGGCGGGGAAGGTCGACAGCAGCGATGCCAAGGTGACGTTTACGGTTGCCTCCACGCGCACGGCGCTGGAATCCGGCACGAAACTTGCAATCCTGATGGGCAAGATCGCCAAGTGGTTCAACGACCTTGGCTGGCTTGCTTTTAAGGACACCGTGACGACCAACGACGTCTCTGCGGGCATCAAGGCGAGCCTCAGCAGGGCAGACAGTGCGCTGCAAAGCGTGACCAAGAGCGACGTCGGGCTCGGCAACGTTGCAAATGAGAGACAGTATTCCCCCGCGAATCCGCCACCGTACCCTGTCACAAGCGTCAACGGCAAGACGGGCGCGGTCACGGTGAGCGTGCCGACTGTCCCCGCCACCACCTCCCTCATCAAGGGCGACGGCTCAGGCGGGCTGGCAGCGGCGACGGCGGGCACGGACTATGCGCTGCGGCCGACCACGCGCAAGGTGACGCTGACCGCCTCGGGCTGGAACAGCAGCACCAAGCAGCAGACGGTGACATGCAGCGGCGTGCTCTCGGACGCAACAAAGCAGCTGCTGATTCCCACGCCCGTGAACACGGCGGCGGGCAATCCCTACGACGAGGCGAGCATTCAGATGGTTGCGCAGGGTGCGAACAGCGTGACGTTCTACGCCGACACCGTGCCGACGGAAAGCATCGACGTCTATGTGACGATCTACCCCATCAACTATCTCGGGTAAGGGGGCAAGGACATGATCTACAACATGAGACGGCGGAAGAAGAAACCGAAGCAGCTGACGTGGCGCTTTTATGACAGATTGAGTTAT